CCGCCCATTCCGCCCATTCCGCCCATTCCGCCCTGGCCGCCCATGCCGCCCTTGCCGCCCCTGCCGCCCCTGCCGCCCATTCCCCCCATGCCGCCCTTGCCGCCGCCTCTGCCCTTGCCGCCTCTGCCTCGGTCAGCCACCGACCACTGGCGGTGGCGTCGCGGGCAATAGTCACCACCCTCCAACACTCCCCCCGCCAGTCCTCGTCGCCCTCGCCCACGTATCTGAGGCAGCGATTCAATGTCCGGCTCGCGTGCAGGTATGGCACCTTCGCGCAGTCCGCTCCGCGCAGTGCGGCGTCGCGCACGGCCCGGTGAGCGTCGATATGGAACTGTCCGCGTTTTTTGGCCGGCAGTGCCTCGTAGATGTCGTCGATCAGGCGGGCGAGCTCTGGCCCCAAGCCGGTGATTTTCGCCCACCGCAAGTGCGGGGTTTTTTCAGTCCGCACGATGCAGCCGATGCAGCAGCCGACTTGCTCGTCTTCGTCCCAGTACAGTCCGGCGGTAAGCCGATCTGCCTCCACGTGCCAGTGCACGTGGTCCATCAGATTGTCAAGGGTAACCGGGAAGTCCGGGCACGGGGGAATGGTCTGGTCAGTCATCTTGGTCATCGGTCACCTGTTCTATAACGATGGCAGCCAGGGATTGTGCTACGGTGAGGGATTGCGAGTAACCCAGGGTGCGATCCTCGGGATATTCGCTAGTGTACAGATCGTCGAGAATTCCGTCGCACTTTTGGACTATTGCTTTGTCCGTGATGCCAGCTTCAAGCAGCATTTCATCGAGGAATTCCCGGGCCTTTTCCAGGACGATGGGGACATCGTCGCAACCACATCCATTCATGACGGCCACCTGGGGTCGTCAGATTCGGTGAGGCCGAGACAGCGCCGCACACGCTCGACGAGCGCGTCGAGGTCCGCGACGAAGCTATCCAGTTGCTCCACCATATCGGAGATGTACTCGTCGTCGCGCAGAACGCGGCGAGTCCATATCAGGTCCCGGTTGCGGCTGTCGATCCACCCGACCACCAGGTCACACCATTTGCGGCCGGTGACGTACAGCTGGCCCTGGATCTGCGCCCGGTGCTCAGGTGGGTACCAATCGGCGCTCTCGTCGCCCTTGCGTACCACGTCCACCAGCAGGTGCGGCGCCTTGCTCTTTACCTCCAGCAGGCCGTCGGCGCCCACCAAAGAATCGGGGGACGCGCCGTAGCGCCCCAGCGTGACAAAGCCTGCGGGCGTTGGGTCCACGTTCTCGCGGAAGGCGTAACCGCGGCGGAGCTCGTCCTCCATGTCGTGCCCGCGCTGCATATGCGCGTTACTGTGTCCCTCGTGGTGGTCGCCGGTTATTCTCTCGCCGGCCAGGGTACGCATGTAGGTGGCGCGGGTAGCGCCCCTGCCCTTGGCCATGACTTTGGCAAACTCGCTGGCCGTGGGCCGACCGGTCCGCAGCGCGAGCCATTCCGGCGAATTCTGCTCGACGGCGTGGTATTCGGTCATGTGCGTTTCGCCTTGGCCACCAGTCCCGCCAGCGCTTTGGCGTACTTGTTCCGCGGCAAATCGTCCAGCGTCTCGGTCTGGAGGTATTCCAGGAACTTGGGCATGTCAAGCGACTCACCCAGGGCCTCAATGTGCTCATGCAGTGTGGCCAACTCCTCGGCGGTCAGCGGCTCGGTGCTGGCCGCGTTGCCGTCGTCGTCCTCCCCGGCTCCAGTGGAAAGATTGAGCGCCATGCAAATCAGGTATCTGCGTCCGTAGCTCAGGCCGGAGGCGGCAGCGTGGGTCTTTGTCATCACCGCGTTGCCCTTGGCTCCCTTCCCGTCTGCTGGCATATCCACCTCCGATCTCTCGACGTGGCCATCGCGGTGCATCAGCGCCATCGTTACCCGGATACACCCATCCACGTCGCTCTTGCCTGTGCCGAAATGAGCGGCGAAACCCCACCGAGCCATGACCGGGCGCACCATCCGCAGGATCTGTTCGAGCGAGGCATAGTACGAGTCTGTGTGGCTGTTGTACTTGTCCTCCTGGATTTCCGGTATGTCGGCCTGGCACCGGAACAGGTCGGCGAAAAAAGCGTCGCGCGCGGCTTCCGCGTTCACCCGGTCCCTGACGTCCAGCAGGGCCTGCAGCGCCTGGACGTTCGGCTCCTCCCGGTCTACCATCCTGGTGATCAGCTCCATCATCTGCTGGTTAGCGGATGCGGGGACAATATCAGTCCCTTCGCCATCACTTGCCTTGCCCGGAGTTTTGCTCATGCCGCCCCCCTTATCGAAGGATGCCCGGCACAAGCCCACATCTTGATTGCACGCCGCAGGTCGTCGGTGTGCATTACGCGCGTGCTCCCGTCGACGACCGCCACCGTGTAGCCGAGAGAATGAGCACCTACCTCTTGACCGTGCCACGCCCTTGCTGCTCGTTGCAGCCAGCGGCATGCTCGCCATGCTGAGTGCACATCCGTGCAGTGGGCGGCTATCCGCTGTTGGATGCGGGATGCCGCCGGCAAAACGGCGTCGTGGTCGGTCATGATGGTTGTTCCTCGTCGTTATCGCATGACTCATGCTACCGTGCGGCACAACGTAACACAACCCCGGGTTGTGCGAGGGTGTGCTTCCGGTTACACTCGCGGCATGAACCACGTAAAACTGGCCTGTATCGCCGCCGGCGGCCAACGGCGGCTGGGAGCCGCGGTCGACGTGAGCCAACAGAGTGTGAGCAAGTGGGTCCAGAACCGAAGGGTTCCGGCGCACCATTGCCCGATGGTTGCGCTTCTGACCGGGATCCCTTGCCGGTTGCTTAATCCCGATGTGTTCGCCGACGATGCTGGCTGTCAGCAGGAGGCCCACAGTGACCACTGACGAGGGTACAGATATGGAGAGCCCGCGCCGTGCGACCCACCGCCCACCGGTAGCGCGAAAGACGGGCACGCCTAAGCCTGCAGAGCCAGGCACAGACAATGGCGGTGTCGCTGGACCCACCCCTGCTGGCTCTCCCCTCCCGGCAGGACCAGCGCACCGCCTCCATACCTACCGGGAGAATCCGCGCATCAACAACCGCTTGAGCTGGTGGTATGCCAACGGCGGGCAAGAAAAACACCAGCAGCAGGTCGACCGCGATCTGGCCGAGGGGCTGCCGGTAGACCGTGGATATTGTAGTGGCATTTGAACCGACAATGGTCACAACCCACTGCGGGGATAACGCCGATGTTGACCGACCGGTGTGGTGCATAGACATGCTGCCCGATGATGGCGTGCCCGTCTACGATCCGTATATGGGCGCAGGCACGACGGGTGTCGCGTGCGTCATGCGGCACAGGCGGTTCGTCGGTGTCGAGCGAGACCCCCACTATCACGCTGTTGCGCAGCGACGTATCAGCGATGCGCGTCCGGACCTTCTGGGCGGCCCGGCGATCACGCAAGCAGACTTATCTCTCTGATGGCAACCTGGGCCACCGTCAAAAACTGGACGGACCACCAGCACTACAGGGACCGTACGCCGCCGTGGATCAAGCTCCACCGCGACCTGCTCGACGACCCGGACTATCACAGTCTGCCGGTTGCCAGCAGGGCGATCCTGCCCATGATCTGGCTGCTGGCGAGCGAAAATGAGGGTGGGCGCGTGCGCATTGATAGCGCCGCGCTAGCATGGCGCTTGCGCATCGCTAGCGATGAGGCGACGGAAGCCGTTAAGCCATTGATTGCGGCCGGGTTTCTGGAATGCGCTAGCGGCGTGCTAGCAGACTGCTTGCAGGATGCTAGACCAGAGAGAGAGGGAGAGAGAGAGACAGAGGCAGAGACAGAAGAGAAAGCGTCGCGCAAGCGCGCCGCCGCCCCGAAGAAAAAAAACGGCCCAGTACCCAGCGATCAAGACCTGACCACCGCCCACGACATGTGGGCTGACCTGCAAGCCAGGGCGCCAGCCCACAAGCCGCCCAATCTGGACAGCTGGGCCAACGTCATCCGCCTGATGCGAGAGCAGGACGGACGCACCCATGACCAGATCATGGACCTGTGGATGTGGGCCGGCCAAGATGATTTCTGGTGCAGCAACATCCTGAGCGCGCGGAAGCTGCGGAAGCATTTCGATCGCCTGACCATGCAGCGGAGGAGAGCCAACAATGGCAAGCAACGACCGAACCGATACGCCGAGTCTGACAGGCGGACGACCGAATGGATCGAGCAGCAGAGACGCGATGGTCAATGAGACCCACATCGGCAAGATGTTCGACGCGTTCCTGCGGATTTTTGGCGGCAAGTGGCTGCCGACCGCTGAGGACGAAAGGGCCAGGAGTACATGGTTGCGAGCGCTGGAGCTGAAGCGTCTGACGGTGGGCGAGCTTAATCGCGGGTTGGCTCGCTGTGTGGAGCGAGAATGGCCGCCGAGCATCGGGGAGTTCCTCGGTCTGTGTGGTCGCTCTGGCCCGCCAACCCAGCAGGCGGCGCTGGCCGAGGCGCAGCGCGCTCTGGGGAGGTTCCGCGCTCACGAGTGGTCGCATCCAGCGGTTGAGGCCGCGGCTCGTAGATTAGGCTCGTTTGACCTGAACCGGGCCATGTCGGACGTGCGCCGCGCATGGTCGTATGAGTACGAGATGGCGTGCCGGGCATGGGAGTCAGGCACCCTGGAGATGGAGAGGCCGCAGGCACTGACCCACCAGGGGCCGACTACGGATCAGATCGTGGAGCGTAATTCGCGCCTGGCTGCGGAGCTGCGGATGATCAGGGAGGCTCAGGCATGAGATCGAGCGTCATTCGCAACGCCGACCAGGCAAGACGATTCGGCGAATTCCTCGCCGCTCAGGCGGAAACGCGGGCGATTGCGGTCGAGTGGCGTCCGTACCAGAGACCCAAGACCATCAGCCAGAACGCTGGTTTTTGGTGGTTGTGCGAGCAGTGGGCAGCACAGGCCGCCGAAGCTGGGGCGCCTATACCGCGGGGGAAAGACGGCGTGCACGATCTCGTTCTGTCCGCCCGATATGGCGGTGATGTCCTCGTGTATCGTCTGACACTGCCGGGGCTGCCGGTGCAGGAATTCCGCTGGCCAGAGCCGGTGCAGACGCTGACTCAACCGCGCAAGCTATCGCGGCCGGAGATGCGCGACCTGATTGACTTCATGTACGCATCGGCTGCTGATGCGGACGTTTTCCTGCCGGAGCTAAAGAGCGAGTTGCGGCGCGCTATGGAGGGTGAGTGACCGATCTACGCAAGGCCGCCAAAGGCCAGCCGTGCACGGTAAACCTGCCCGGCGTGTGCAACTACGACAGCAGCACCACGGTGCTGGCGCACGACCGCAAGGGCTGGCTGGGTATGGGATGCAAGCCCCCGGACGATCGGGGGGCGTTCTGCTGCTCTGTCTGCCACGATTACGTCGATGGTCGCCGCTCGCTGCCGCCCTGGCTTACAAGGGATGCCGTGCGCAGACAGTTCGAGGCCGGGATAAGGACAACGCGGGCCATGGTGGATGGCTGGTGAGCCTGCCCAGGTACGCAGCCAGGCGCGACGACCACGAGCCGCTGATTATCAAGGCGCTGGAGGATTGCGGTTGCAGTGTCGAAAAACTGAGCCAGAGGGGCGTGCCGGACCTGCTGGTAGGCGTGGCGACGCAGCACGGACGGCGAAACTTGCTGATCGAGATCAAGCGCCCACGGGGTCGGCTCACGGCAGACCAGGTGGAGTGGCGGGCGAGGTGGCGGGGACAGTACGTGGTAGTCCGTACGGTGGACGAGGCATTGCGGGCGGTCGGCGTCATATGAACGCGGGGGAGGAGCTGGCCCATGTCGAGCTGGACAACTGGGGACGATGGGCGGCTCAGCGTCCGCCGGAGGTGCCGCACCCGCACGCCTACAGCGTCTCTCCGTCCTGTAGGCTCTACAGGCCGCGCCATGTGTCGGATAGTGCGACGAGCGGACCCCCGCCGATCAGGCCATCAGACGCCGAGGCGCTCGAGTTCTGCTTGTTGGCCATGGCAACCGATCCGCTGCGGACCTACCTGTACGAGGTAGCGCGCGTCCATTATGTCGATTGTCGCGGCTGGGACGTGGCGCGCCGGGCCGCCCGCCAGGCGCGTGAGATACGGAGGCAGACCGGCGCACACGTCGGTGGCAGCGAGCGGATGTACTACTACCGTCTGCGTGATCTGCGGACTGAGGTGGCACGGTGGTTCGGCTCTTGACGGCAGCTATTGACATGGGCCGGCTAGTGTGGGAGAATATCCCTGTGGTCGCAATGAGCCACCCAACATCTAGGAGAGGAGACACACCATGTTCCACGTAAGCAATTTCGGCAGCTTCGGCCACCACCTGCGCCGCTTCGCCGACCTCGAAGGATACGTCCCCGAGGATGGGGACGATCTGTCCATGTTCGACTTCCCTCGCGGCTGGTTCGATGCTGATTGGCTCCAGGCCGGCGGCGACGACCCGGACGGCGACGAAGCCGAGCTGCTCATCGACGAGGCCTGGCGGGAGCACGTTGCCGCCGCCGTCGAAGCCACGGCCGAGGCTGAACGCGCTCTGGCGAAGTGGCAGCGGTCATGACCCGCAAGGACAAGCTGCGCATTATCCTCTGGTACGCGATCGTCGGGGCCGGCAGCGGCCCCAAGCCGGCCCGGGGGCCACACCGGACCCTAGAGGATGCCCGGGAGGCGGTCGAGAGGTTCCGGGAGCGCCATGGCGCCGTAGCCGGCACCCACCTCGCGGCCGGCAGCGATCAGCGTGCGCGGGTACCGTACTCGCGCCCAGGCCCGGGACGCTGACGTATCCGACGCACCCGGCGACGAGTCGGGGTGTGAGTACGCGGAGGGCGTGCGATGACAGACGAAGAAAGATTCGGCGACTGCCTCGACGCGTTATTTGACCTGCAGCAAAAGTGGGTCAGTGCGACGGCAAAAATCCCCTTCGCCGGTCCGCGCTACGGCGTGCACGCACGCCGGTTCCCGGGCGGCGGCATTGGCGTCACGATGGAGGCCCACCCGACGTATTGCGGCTACGGCCGCGAAATGTCCCCGAGCTGTGCTCGGGGACTGGGCAAGGCGCTGATCCGCGCCGCCGACGCGGCAGCGGAAGCGGGGGCGGCCAGGGACGCCGGCCCGACCCGTCCTGATGCCCTGCGCGCCATTCTTAGCGGCCACTACGGCATGGACGTTCCGGCCGCGGCCACATGGTACGACATGGTCATGCTGGCTCAAGATCACGGCCTCCGCGTCGAGATCGATGCGGTCACCATGGCTGGGTGCGGCTTCGCCAGCGATGTGGTGGTCATGCGGTGGACCGTGCCCCGCGACGATCTCAAGCGCATCATCGGCCAGGGGGCTTCGTACACGTGGTTAGGCCCCGATGGCGAGTTTGTGACGTGGGGATGATTCAGGCCCTGACCACAATCGCCACGCTCGTCGGCTGGCTGGTCGCAATCGCGGCCGCCGCCGGCATCATCGAGACCATCACGCGCGCCGCCATGTGGCTGGCGCGCAGGAGAGAAACGGAATGAACGTAATTTGGCTTTCAGCTTCCCGCCCCGACCCGGAATGGGAGCGGGCGCGAGAACTCCTGCTCACTCACGAGCAGGTCATCACGGACTCATGGGATGACCCACGAGTCCAGAACATCCTGACGCGTGGGCCGGGGACGGTCTATGCTTTCGAGCGCGAGGACCGGCCCTCGCCCTTGCCGAAAGCGGTGGTCATCGTTGACCATCACTCCCCGGGCGATCCCGGATACGGGGAGCCGCCCGAGCACTACTGGTCGGCGTCGAGCCTCGGGCAGACATGGCGTGCCCTCGTCGGGCTTGGCCTAATCAAGCCGGGCGCCCGTCTGCCCCGGGACTACGCGCTGGCGGCAGCGTCCGATCACTGTCCGCGTGATGCGTACCAGGGCCGCTGTCCGGGGATCGACCCCGAGGAGCTCATGCGGTGGCGGATAGCGGTCCGCGCGGAATTTCAAGGCCGCGAGCCTGAAGATATTCAGGCCGACGTCGTGCGGGCTATGGACGTGATTCAGTCGGCTCCGGAACTCCACATCGGAGCCTCCGTCCGTGTGCGCGATCTGCGCAAGATGGGATGGGTACCGGAAGCGCCCGAGGCCGCGTTGCGATTGGGGACTGCGATCCTGGGCGCTCATATTGATCGCCACAGCGGTCGCAAGAAAATCAACCTTCTGGCGGCTACGCCGGAGCAGGTTCGCGTATTCATGCAGCAGTGGGGTGGAGCCCGGCTGCATGATCTCTACGGCGACCCCGCTCGGGGCTTCGCTGGCGGGTACCGCAGGACAAAGCAATGACGCCGCGCGAATTTGATCGCCTTGTCGGTCAGACCCGCCTGCAGCCCCGTGCCGTGCGCATGGCGCGTGCCGTACTGTGCGAGGGGGTGAGCTGCGCCGAGGCGGGACGGCGCGAGGGTGTCAGCCGCCAGGCTGCATGGGGAGCGGAGCAGAGCGTACTGCGCGCCCTGCGCACCGGCTATCCAGACGACTGGGCGGTGGTCACCGTCGTGGTGCCGCCGGATGCAGCGGACGAGATAGCTGCCGTGGCGGCGGAATCACGAACGGCCGCCGCGGAAGACCGGAGGGAAAAATGAACATTGTGGTGATCAGCGGCAATCTGGGGCAGGACCCTCGGGTCAACGACGTGGGCAGCAACACGGTCGCAAATCTGAGCGTGGCCGTGTCGGAGAAATGGAAGGACAAGGCGGGTGAGACGAAGGAAAAGACCGTCTGGGTACAGGTGGCGTTCTGGGGGCCGCTGGCCTCGGTGTGCGAGCAGTACCTGACCAAGGGACGCAAGGTGTTGATCCACGGATCGCTCGAAGAGCCGGACACCTGGCAGGCCAAGGACGGAACGACCAGGGCGAGCAACAGCGTGCGTGGGTTCAAACTGGAAATGCTGGGCGGCGGACAGCAGCAGGGTGGTGGACGGCAGAGCCCGCCGCAGGGTCGCCCCGCCGAACCTCGGCCGCAGGCTGCGGCCGACTTCGATGACGACATCCCGTTCTGAGGGTACTTCTTTCACCCTCCACGAATCAGGGAATGAGTGCTGACGAAATGGTGATGATCGACGCGCCGGAGGCTGCCACATGGCAAACGGTCGAGGGCTGGGTTTCCCGTCGCGGCGTGTTACACCTGTCGGATCTGGCTTAATGAGTGGATGAGCGACCAGCAGCGATCAGCCAAATGCCTGCTGATAGGTCAGCGTGAACTCGCCTATGGACTCACCGTCCACGAGCACATCTACCGTGTAGTCCTGTTCGGGCGAATCAAAATCAAAATAGATCGCCACGGCACATCCCACCTTGCTTATTTCCGCGTCGGTTGGCGAGCTCCAGTCCTCCACGAACTCCACCCTGTCTGCGGCATCCGCGGCATCCACTCCATACACCATACCCCACACGACAGTTGCCCCATCGCCTGAGATCTGTCCAGGATCAGCCGCTCCCGGTGCGCTCTCGCCAGACAGGAACGCGCTGAACCCAAAGAATGTGTGCGTCCAGAGGAACTCGACGGCGGCGCCGCCTTGGCACACATACTCCCCGCCGTGTGCTACCTCAATCGTTTCATCGCCGTCTGTCACTGTGACTGGCAGACAGGTGGTGCAGTCGTACGCCGCGCCTGACGGGACCTCTGAGATCTCCCCGTTGTCGGCTACGTATACTGGGGCACAGGCCCCCAAACTACTCCGAGGCACAACAACGCTGATGTCAAGGTCTCGGGCTGCTGATCCTCGGTCAGCTCTCTGTCTTCGGCGCGCCATCGAATACCCCGTATCTGATGATCAGACATCCCAGCGGACCCCATGCCGCCCACCAGGGCAGCTGAGCGTAACCAGCCAGGTCCAAGACTGGCCACCAGACGGCCGCACCTACCCACAACACCAGCAACAACGAGCTCATCATATCGACACCGTAATCGCAAACTCAAGACCAGGGCCGGTCACCGTCAGGATGTGACTGCCCGCGGGAAGGACGTGGACCGGGAAACTGACCCGACCGCCGGCATCCGCGACCCTGGTCACACCGTGCGCTGCGACCGTCGCGCCGGGCAGCGGCTGGCCGTCGCTGTCAGTGACCGTGATGATGCGCTGATCGCCCGCCGTGTCCACGATGGCTCCCGCGTAGACGTCTGGCTCTATTCCGACCGCCAGGCTCGTGAGTGTAATCCTGGGTACGGGTCCCGCTGGCGCCTCCACGGTAATGGTGGTCTCCTCTGCTGCCAGATCTATGGTAGCGTCTCGCACTGGATAGCTACCCGACACCGGCACTAGAGGATGCCCCACATTGACGCGATCTCCCACGGACAGCAGCACCCTCGTATGGGCTCGGACAGCCCACACTGGACGCGCGTAGTGCTCCACGTGCCTGGTCCCAAGGGCGACCGCGACGGTCCTATCGCTCACCCATCGTGCGTCGATGACAGCCTCATGACGGCCATGGTCTCGTATGCTGTCGGGTGCCTCAATCAGTACGGCAGCTCGCGGGCGGCCATCCCGGTAAGCGTAGTGCACTGTGACCGCATTTGCCATCCTGTGCGATAAGGCCTCCGCCGCCGCACGATCGCGGCCGTCAACCGCGTGCCGCACGGGCTCGGACTCCTCGCCACCCGGCCAGACCATGGCGCTATCGGTCGTCCATAGAGCGCCCACGGATCCCATGACTTCGGCTATCTGGCCGCCAATCGATTGCACCTCGGCTATACCTCCAGCGAGAGCGATCCCCATTCGGCCGCACTCCGTCCGAAGCTCATGGTACAGAAATTCGTCCACCTGCTGCCCGGCAATACCTGCACGGATATCCCAGACGATATCAGCAGGATTGGTCATCAGTCCGCCGGTCCTCGGGTGTCGTTTGCCGACGCCCTCAGCAGTCAACACGGCTCCTTCGTCGGCGGGCGACCCGAACTCGACGATGGTCACTCCACGGCCTGTGACGTCCAGATCGTTGCGCCAGTCCCAGTTCTGTACCTGCACTCCATCGACATAGACCGCCACGACCGCCGAGCTCGGATGGTCAGCCCAGACGAACAGGCGCCGGCTATCATCATACTGCAGCAGCGATCCGGTGACCCTCCCGTACCTGTGGGGGATCACCTGGGCGTCGCGGAATGCGCCCCACGCTGCCGTCGTACGCAGAGGTAGCGGGGCGGTCAGAGGCAGGGACGCGGTGTAAGGTGCGGGGTAGCCCGTAAGGTCGATACCGACCGGGTGTACCGCCGCGGTCGCTCCGGTCCATACCATATCCACAGGGACGGACTGGATAGGGCCGACCTCGTCCGCCGTCGTGCCCCGGAATACTACTGCCCCCGATTCGTGGCCGAGGAACAGATCCTGTGCCGTTTGGCCGGAAAACGCCAGAGCGCCCGAGACTGCATCCAGTGGGCCGCCCTTGACCTCCGCCGTCGTGCCCTGGAATACGACTGCACCCGGAATGCCCGCCACCGACGCCGATGCGCCTGATAACACAAGCGCGCCCGAAATTGCGGCCAGTCCAAGACCCATGACCTTGGCCGTCTGGCCAACGAACAGCAGTGTTGGCTTACGCGGCACATCAGATACCGACCCTGCCCCCCCGCCGAAGACGAGATCGCCGCTAGGCATTGTCCGCGTAGGCAGTCAGTATCCCTGTGCCCGTCAAGGAGATCTTGAACTCTTGGCCGTCGGTGCGCGTCACGCCGTCCGGATCGCTAGTGTCCGTATCGGCCACGCCGATCAGTGGATCGGTCAGCGAGCCATAGACCCCGGACAGATAGTACACGACGTACTTGGCTTCAATGGTGCCACCGCTCGCGGTCCACAAAAAATCGTCCGCGTCGAGAGTGGAGGTGCCCACACTCTCCGTCCATGTGACGCTGGCCAAGCCCTGGCCTCCAGTCGTGTACCCGTTTGCGTTGGCGTGCTCGTCTGTCAAATCGGCAAGGACCTCGTTTGCCAGCCCTGCGGCGTTGCTGGTCGACAGAAACAGCGCCGCGCTCACAGAGGCCCCATCCTGCAGCGTCGCCTGACTGACGCCATTAAACGGAAACCGGTTGTAGATCTGCAGCTTACCCATTGCCATGACAATCAGCCCTCAAGTTGTAGCGTGACGGTATCCCCGACATCGACCGCGGTCAATACGCCGGAGAAATGCGTGGTAGTGCTTTTGGCCACGGTAGCTTTCGCTCCCAGTGGCGGCACCGACAGGAGGCTGCCCATGCGCCCCCCGATGTTGTTCAGCACGACACGGACAGAGACATTCTGGCGACCTTGGCCCGATCTCTGAATCGGTCCCGCTGATATCAAAGTGCGATACGCCGCGCTGCCCGTGTCGGGCGCAGCGCCAGCGTAGAAGACCATAGTAGCAGGGCCATGCAGATCTACCCTGATCACCGGACCGCAGACACCGGAAGCGTAGCGCTCAGGTAGCGCCTGGACTCGCCGCTGTGGCTATACTTATCGGCCTCAGTGACCTGTACGCTGTCTGCGTCATACGACACGACCATCGCCAGGTCCGGAGCATCGTCTCGCTGTAGGTAGCCAAACCGGTTCTCGTCGTTGGCGCGCGCGTGGCTCAGCGCCTCCAGTATCCGGTCCACGTCGCCCTGCGTCATCCACGCCAGCGAAATCTGGCCGCCTATCCCCGCGGCCACGCCCGGCGCTGCCAACGCATAGTTTGCGACGAACTCCGCGTAGTTGCCCTGCACGTGGCCACCGACCGGATCTAGCGTCCGTCCTTGGCCGATGAACAGCCAACCCACCGCCCCGTCACCACCATCGATAGATACGCGATATTCCGCGTGATTCGCGTCGAAGAGGTGCGTGATCGCGCTTTCTCTCCACGTGACAGACTCGGACAGAGGCGTCGTCGAAAAGCCGTCGTCGGAGCCCTCCAGCGTGATGGTTGCCCCGGCCGGTATCGTGTGCGCCGCTATCATGAGCGAGTCGGCGGCCCCCCCGGGTACCACGATCTGTGTCTCTGTCGTCCATCTCAGATACTCGTCCCGTGGGCTCGAGGCACGACTTGGGCCATTGATGGCCAGCGCCTCGACTCCGTACCGATCGCCCGTCACATAAGATGCCCCGGCCCCACCGATGAATTGCACGATCAGCCCATCTCCACCGATGCTCACCGTGTCCGATATGTCCTCTGGACCCACCCACGCGCCCCCGTCGACGCGCCACTGGAACTGGCCGCCCTCGACGAAAAACGAGCCACGCCAACCGAGCCCTAGCGGTATGCCGCCCGCCGTGATGCCGAACGATACTCCGCCCTCGCTGTACGCCACCGGTGAGTTACGGTCATACAGATAGTTAGGCAGCGCGCCACTGTCCGACCCGGTGACGCTGAAAGTGTACGTATCGTCGCCCGTCTGACCGCCAGACAGCTGCTTCGGCTGTGCGCGCACAACTCGTACGGAGTAGCGGTCACCTATCTGATATCGCGACTGCTGGTTGATCACATTCTCTATCCGGAGAACGAACTTGTCGCCCTCCCTCAATTCCGACTCGCACGCCTGGAGAGCAAACCCACCAATGAAAGTCGGCTGGATCACAGACTGCCCGTCGTCATCGTACGTCTGACGCGGAAAGAAATAATAAGTGTTGGTAAAAAGGGGCATGAAGTTCTGATCCGGAACCCACCAATGCGTCGCCCCTGTGTCCTGCCAGCAAAGCGATCCTGCTATGCCGGCATCGTTAAAATTCGGCTGCACCCCGGCGTTGGCGAAGATGCGATCACGGCGCGCCTCAAACCGACGAAGAAACATCGTGATGTCTGTGGTCAGTGTAGTAAGGTTGTATCCTGCCTCCGCTTGGGCCGCAGCCTTGTCCGCCTGTCCAAACGGCCCGCCGGAACCGCCGATGAACTTGCCGAGCATGACCCACCACTTGCCGCCGCTTGCGGCGTCAATGGCGCCGGTCGCCGTCTCGAGGTCATCCAGAGCATTGGACCAATCTGCATCGACGTTCCCTGGATGCGTCTCGCCCAGCGCCGCGTAGAGGTCGGTCATGCCCCGGGCAAATACCTGCGTCACAGCGTCAGCGAAACGGATATCCACCGGGTCTATCGAGAGCGCCGCGCTGTATCGCTCGCTCATCGACGCACTCCATTGATTTCCGACCAGCTCACCTGTCGATCCGTAGGATACGCTGACCTCCTCGAGCCCGCTGCCGGACGCTATTTGTGCGTTGGCGGCGACGAACTCCTGACGCCAGTTATACAGCCGCACAAACAGGTCATGCAGCTCACTGGGGATGGCGTTGCTCACGGAGCCATCCCCCTCGATGCCCAAACAATCATCGGTCGGCCCTCCAATCACAGGTTGCGACGCACAGTTGCAGTCGGACTGCTCTGGCCGGCGCCGGTAGGTAAAGGTCACGGTCAGGTCGCGGGCATTCGCTCCCAGGACTGGCCGGTACAAATTCATGCACGGGGTAGGTCTGTCTTGATCGTATTGTGGGCGCGGCTCCAGCGTGACGTCCCCATCTGGAGCTTGATCGGCAGTGGGTATCACCTGCGGGATCACAAAGCCTAGTGGCGAGGCCGTCTCGTCGTAGAGCACGCCCGATATCGCATCCGGCAAAGACCCGCTGACATCACCATCGATAGACCACCGCTCGCTGCCGAGCACTGCGTTGTCGTCACAGGTGATGCGCACAATCTCCGTAGGGGCGTCCGGCTCTACGGCGAGGCTTTCGAGATCCTGAAGAATCTCCCCACCATCGACCTCGACGTCCCGGGCGTACGACCGCGTGTATACCCGCAAGTCGTCGGCACCGATGCCGCCAGGCAAGCAATCGTTAGTTACCACTCCTGTGACATCCACCAGCGTCGAGCCCAGTCGGACCGCCTCCAGGAGGTCGAAGAGCGACCGGACATCCGTATAGGTCTCCGGGCTAGCGCCGTCAGTTACGGTCACCGACCGCGCTCCGGATACCAGCCGGACCGGCTCCCCCTCGCCGATATCGTAGGGCACAGGCGGGCTAATTCCGTACACCCACTCGCCCCTATGTTCCTTCCACAGCCGGTGGACAAATGGGCGATTCCCGAATGACACACGTGGCGCATCTGCCGGTATGCACCCCTCGGCATCAAGTGTGCCGTGGCCAAAGTCCCACTGATCTCCCGTGAGCTCGGACGTGCCTCTGGGAATAGGTCCCGGCGTAGAGTATTCCGTTGCGGCAAAGGACAGGCCAGACTGGTCAATGTCGACGGTAATGTCGTTGCCGGCGGGACCCTCGTTCGCCGCCACCAGCTGGCGTCCGCCCAGAGTGGTCGAGGCGGAGCGCGTCTCTGTGCCGAGGTCTATTAGCTCGACCGTCATCTCTTGCGCCGTGGTCCCGGGCGCGATGGCGATATCCTCGATAGTTGCGTTGCCCTCGCCACTGTATGTCGGAGCGCTCGTGCTGGGCACGCCGCTGATCGTGTCTGAGATTATCTCGACTTCGACGACCTGGTCCTGCTGTCCGGTGTAATCGCCGATCACACGCACATCACCAGCGCCGGTCCTCATTCGCAGGTCCGGCCGAGCAAATATGGCCTGTGACGGCACGATGTTTGTGGCTGTAACCTCCGCATCGCGCAGCAGATTGTCGATGTTGCCTAGTAGTCTCATTGGAAGTCACGCAGTTGATCGCGCTCGAGAGCGCGCCTGATAGAGTCAGCCACGACGACATCGCCGAATGCTTCGTCAATAGCCCTCTGGGCCTGGTCGACGGTCTCGTCTGTCTCTTGACGTCGCAGTTGCCGGCGCACATTACTCAGACGGCGCTCCGCCTGTTCTTTGGCTTGCGCCTGATCCTTGATGTGGCTCAGGTTTTGCTCGTGCTGCTCCTGAGCCGCTCGGCTCTCTTGCTTCTGCCGATCGATGGTCAGCTTGCGTATCTCACGCAGATTGCGGATCGCGGCCTCGAGATCCTCGGCGGCCTCTAGGTTGCGCGCGGCCCGAGCCTCGTCCAGCTGCTGCTGCAGTGCAGCTATCTCATCGTCCAGCCTATTGATCTGGGCTTCGTCTTGTCGGCCCTGCAGCTCAAGCAGCCTCTGCTCCGTGCGCTCCAGAGCGCTCTGCGCGCTATCCTGCAGCCGCTGCAGTGCCTGGTCCGCACCCTGAATGATCGTCGTCAGTTTGTCCAGCCGCGCATTGTCCAGCAGCTCGAGGCTGTTTACGGCCGCCCGAGCGGACGCGCCAAGATCCTCAGCCGACGCCGCCCCGCTGTCAAACTGATCGATAAGATCGTCGGCCACAGCGTTCTGGTCGCTTATCCGCCGCGTCAAGGACTGCAGCTCACCGCCCAGATCGCGAAAGAATTTGGCGACCGAGATGCCCTGCGTGGCAACCCTATCGACTATCTCATCCACCTCTTTGGCGACACCCGCCGAAAGGTTCTTGTAGGACGCGATTACTCCCCCGATGACCTCGCCTATACCACCCGCCGCATCAGCGGCGGCCTCCGCCGCCTGCTCCGTTGTGTCCGCAAAGTCTCGGGCGCTCTGCGACGCAGTGTCGAACCCATCCCCTGCAGTGTCGCCGGCAGTCTCGAGATCGCGGAGACGGTCTGTAGCCTGCTCGGTTTTTCGCGCCAGATTGTCGACGCCACCCGCCGCATCCTCGAGGCTGTCGACCATAGGCAGCAGTATGCCCTCGCCCTCCAGCTCGTCAAGCCGGTCTGCCAGGTCGCCCGTACTCTGCGCCAGATCGTCTACCGCTCCGGCGGCGCCTTCGGCGGACTCGCCCACCCCTGCCACCTCTCTCTTTGCCGGTGGGCTGCGCTCGAGCAGCTCATCAAACGCCTCGCTTATCGAATCAAGCGCCTCTCCGAATTCGCGCAATGAGCCATCCGCGGCGGTCTGCATAGTGTCAGCAAACGCTCGGGCGTCGCTGGCCTGACTTCTGAGCCGCGCCGCCAGCTCTTCATTTCCGGCGATCTCGGCGAGCCCAGCAAAGAATTCATCCACGGATGCTCCAGCCAACGCGAATTTTTCGGCCGCTTTCTGAGCGGCGAACTGCAGCGCATTGATTATTGCTCCGACTGATCCTGCGACGAGCGCAAATGTGGACCCGGACGTCTGCAAAGCGACCGTGAACTTGCTTAGACCGTCCGCAGCCGATTCTACAAAGTCTCCGATATCATCTGCGAGCGCCTCAAAATCAATGGCCTGAATGAAGCGCGTCGCCGCTTCAGCGCCGCGGGAAAATAATGATGCCAAGCGGGTCTGTAAAGTGGCGAACGCATCAGATCCGGCGAAGTCGCGGAATCTCTGAGCCAGCACCTGGATAGTTTCGGTCAGCGGCTCAAGCAGCGGCTCGACCAGTCCCCGCCGCAGCGCGTCGAACGCCGACCCGAGGCCCCTGGTGGCGCCGGCCAGGTTGTCGTCCATTGTCTGCGCTGTGCGGGCCGCGGCGCCCTCGGCGTCGTTGAGCTCCGCCACAATCTCGCGCAACCCCTCGCTGCCGCTCTCTACCAGCGCCCGGATGGCAGAGCTGGACTCGAGACCCAGGGCACGCAGCGCGGCTGATGAGTCGTCGCCAGCTTGCTCAAGCTGTGCGAGCACATCGACAAAATCCGTGCTGTCAATGTCGAGCTTCCGCAGTTCCGCGCGGAACTTACTGCTCGGATCTTCCAGTTGCAGCAGCGCGTTGCGCAACGCTGTGCCGCCCTTCTCGCCGCGGAAGCCCTCATCCGCCAACTTGCCTATCAGGGCAACGGTCGGCTCAATCTCCAGACCCAGCGCGCGAGCAGCCGGAGCGGACTGGTTGAGCGCGCGACCCAGCTGCGTAATGACCTGAGCGCTTACCTCCGTGCCACGGGTCAGGACGTCTGCCACCCTGCGGGAGTCGGCGGCGGCCAAGCCGAACTGGTTGAGTGCCGTCGTGACGAACTGCGCCGACTCAGCAAGCGATATGTTGCTTGCCTGCGCCTGCACTAGCACTGACGGCAGCGTGGTCACCGCCTCCGATACTGACTGTCCGGCTCGCGTCAGCTCCTCGAGGCCCTGGGCCGCCTCGGTCGCGGTGAATCTGGTGGTCGTCCCTGCTTTTTCGGCCGCTTCCCGGAGCGCGTCGAATGCTTCTCCGGTCGCACCTGACACCGCCTGTACGGTACGCAGCTGCTCCTCAAATTCCCGCGCCGACTGCAGCGCCCCACCAAACAGGCGAACCGACGCGAAGGTGGCGATTGCAGCAGATACGAGCGCGGCATTTTTCGCGGCACGCCCAAGACCGGCGGCAAAGGACTTGACGCCATCGCCAGCACGCTTGAGCCGTCGCGTGAAGCGGTCGCGCAACGAAAACCTGACGTCTACATCACGAGCCACGACGCAGGATCCTCAGTAAGCGCCGATCTAGCTGCGCCTCCAGCTGGTCGGCGAACGTGCCCTCCATGCGGTCAAGCCGCCGTGGCTGGTCGACCATTTGTTTGGCCGTCGGCCCCCATACCGAACGCACCGGATACCGACCCACAGGACGCCCTCCGCTGTACTTCCGAATCAGCACCAGGGGTTTGCCGGAGGCACTGCCGCGCTGAATAAATGCGCTACTGATCGTGGTGCGCTTGCCCTTCTCAAACGTGACCGCGACGCCCTTCTTGGTCTGGCGCGGCGTGCCGAACTCGATGGCGTTCAGGCCGCGCCCGGTGGCGCGCAGAGTGAACTGGAGACGGGAGGGATCAACGGGGGACAGACGCAGACGGGATGATAGGACGCGGGCCTTGATCGCGTACTGTGTGCGCACGTCACGACCGACAGACGTGCCGGTGCGACGCCGGGTGTCGCGCAGGGCGCGCACGACCTCACGCTGGCCCTTGCGGCCGGCTACGCGACGCAGGTCGCGCTCAAGCCTGGCGAGCTGCGTTGCGTCGATCTCGAGCGGCATCGCAGAATCTCTCCACGTAGGTGGGGCGGGGGTCGAACGGAATTTTGGCCAAGATGGCCCGAGTTTCGTCGGCGTCGAACTCGACAGCGGCGCCAGCGCGCATGGCCTCACGCGGCAGCATGGGCGTCAGTTTGGACAGGGCGCGCGCATACCTCATGCGCGCCCTGACCTCACGCACGAGCCGAATCACCGACGCACAGCCGCCTGACCGGCCTTCGCCATTGCCTCGGCCTGTTCCGGCTTGACCATGGTGCCACCGCCCTCGGGCAGAAACGTGCCGTTGACCCAGCCAGAAACCAACATCACGACAGGCACGCGATAAGGCGCCTTTTTCGCTGCCGCCTTTTTCGCTGCCGCCTTTTTCGCTGCCGCCTTTTTCGCTGCCGCCTTCTTTGCCTTTGCCATCATTGCTACTCCTTCGTGGTCTTCGTCTTGCGCTTCATCTTGCGGACGAGTCCTCTATCCAGCATGCGATCGGCCGTTGCCTTCGGCACCTCGATCTCGTCCCCGTCCGCAATCGCCACTCCACGGCACGTGCTTGAGCGTGTCGCCACTACCGTGACTGTCGCGACGCCCGCATCCTGCTCATTGGCCGTGAGGGGAAAAATCACGCGTCCTCCTCAAAGGTAAACCCGGTGTCAGAACCATCAGGCGTGATGATCGGGCCGGACAACGTGACCGAGATGAATTCCGCGGACATGAAATCGATGGCCTCGCTGGGCGTCACGTTGCACCGAGGCAACGTCAACTGGCCCTCGGAGCCGCTTGCCTTATCGATCATGTGGCCTACCAGGCCCAGTCTGATTGACGTGACCTGGCCCTGCTTAACCGCGGTCGATGTGCGCGCCCCGTAATCGTAACTGACCAGCAGCGCAGCGCTGTCGGCGATCGCGCCCGTCGACAGGACCTTGACCTGCCCGTTGAACAGATCCAGCTCGCAGTCGGTGCCGAGGACATACGTGGTCCCGGCCGGATCGCTGGTGACGACGACAGTGCCGGTGTCCACGTTGCGGTTCGCCAGCGAGACCCACTTGTCGTGAATCGCTGTGATCGACTCGTCTGTGACCGAGTCGCCGGCGACCACGGCCGCGGTCGGGACATCGCCCAGCAGAGCCAGGGCCAGCTGCTCGGGATCCACGTCGTCGAAAACGATAGTCACGGTCGATCCGCTGCTGGGCAACTGCACCGAGTCCAGGTTTTGGCCATAGGTGTCGTTCTTTCGCGACACCCTATTGATGTCGTCGGTTTCACCCGGCGATATCTGGAGGCTGGTAACGTTGATGGGGTCGGAAAACCCCTGCGACGCCCAGGCCTCCGTTTTGCGATCGAACTTGATGTCTCCGGAAAAGAGTCTGCCGGTCATGATTGATTTCCTCGCTGGTAGGCAAATTCCGCGACAACTGTCACGGCGGTGTAAATCGTGTTGGTGCCGCGCTCTCGCGGCTCGGTTATCGCGCCGACGGGGTACACCGCGACTGCGTTCGCTGGCAGATCAGTGACCCGTCGAGAATACAGCGCGGTAGCCACGTCCTGCTGCAGAGCGCGGCGCTCGGCGTGGCCAGTCGTGTAAAGCTCGACAATGATGTCGAGGCGATCTGCACCGGCGTCGCGCTTGTTGAATGATGCCAGTGCTATCTCGGCGTCATATACTGCTATCCGTGGCGCCGCCCCCTCTCGCTGGGCGTCGTCACTCTGGACGGCCACGGCCAGGTCAGTGTTGTAGCCGTTCGCGGTGCTGATCTCGCCCAGGCGCTCGATCACCCAATCCATAATGGCCTGGTCGGTCGTCACTGCTCGATCACCGCAGCCACCACCATGGACCCGTCATCGGAAATGATGCGGTGGACGACAAACGACGCGGCACCAACGGTGAATGCGCTGCCCGCGATCATGTCAGCCTCAGCACGCAACCAAGTCACGATGGTTTCGCCGTCCAGTTCTTCGGCGTATTGCCCGACGGGCTGTACACCCCGCTGCAAAAGACAGCCAAATTCATCGCCACCGAAAGACCCGATGTCAACAGCATCACCCATTGAGCTAAACACAGCAGCGTCTAACGCCGCCAGATCCATCAGAGCGTCCCAAGAATTGAATAGTCCACGTCGTCTCCATTCGCCTCGATGCGCACGCCGGTAATGGGTCCCTGCACGCTCACCGTGTTCGGCGTCGGTTCGCCGAAGGTCACGTCGTCCCACAGGGCTCCTGCGTCGTTCGGGTCGCTCGACGTCGTGATCGACACGGTGGCATTGGCGACGTCGTCGAGCTGAATCACCAGAAGCCTAAACTCTGGCTGGACCACTTCCGTAACCGTCGACGCATCCGCGACCTGGCCCTCGCGATGAATATAGACTGCCTTCGGCATGTCCGTTACCTCCACAAAAGAAACGACGGGGGCGCGCGGCCCCCGTCGAAAGATCGCCTGTAGGAGAGAATCAGGCGGTGTTCGCGGCGTTGCGCAATCCGACAGCCACCAGGCCGACAGTGTCGCCGTTGCCGGCCACCGCGCCCGTGTTGTCAGACCACCACAATCCCAAAATCGGATCGGTCCCGGCGGTGGTGGTGGCCTCGCTGCCGTCATAGTAGGCGTACCCGCCCAGGGACGGTGTGTTGGCGCTGGTCTTGGGGACCTCGTACACCCGCACCGGAATGCCCGTGTCCACGGTTCCGGTCTCGCCGCCGGCGATGTCCACCAGTGCGACGCCGCACAGGTTGGTGGTCGTATTGATCACCACAACGTCGCCGGAGCTGATCGCCGACCCGCCGTTGGTGTACTGGACAGTGCTGCCCTCGTATCGCAGATTGGTAGCCATTTTCTCAGTTCCTCAATTCAAAAAGGCCCGGCCTTATATGGCCGGGCGTTACCAGGTCAGTGATCAGGATCCGGCGTTCTTCCAGCCGCCGCGGAAGTCGGTGGCTGCCACGCCATAGTCCAGCCGCACTTTGAATTTGTGGGCGTCGGTGTCGAAATCCATGTCGTCATCGACGAAGGGCTGGCGCTGCCCGTTCAAAAACGCCACGGAAACCAGCGGCGCGTCCATCGGGTCGCAGGCCAGATACCAGGCCGTCCCGGTGAGGTACGGCGTGGAGATCACCTGCAGGTCGCCGTGGCGTGCACGCTTGCCCGGGTTCTCCTGCTCGGGATCGGTGTTGCTGGTGGTGTGGTCGAGGGCCAGCGCCTCGAGGTCGACCGGACACAGGATACTGCGCGCACGCAGATCCAGGTACTCGTTGCCATCGATGTCGGTCTGCGTCCGCAGCGCCGTCTTGCCATCTGACAGAGTGGCGGTACCGATGGCAGCGCCGGAGCCGGCCAGGTTGTTGTGGTCGGCGTGGAACAGCGCGGTTCCGTCCGACATGGTCGGGTTTGCGTTGACCACGCCGTACACGTCGGCCTCGACACTCCGAGCCGCGGCCCGGCCGAGCCGGCGCCCGATAGTCAGAAACGCGCCGAGATCGTCGTTGATCAGCATGCGACGCGTAAACGACACCATCAGGCCCTTTTCGCTGGCCTGAATGGCCTCGGCCTCCTCGCCCATGCTCGTGTGCTTGTAGGCACCGGCCTCGTTCTTCAGCGCCAGGTTGCCGAACGAGCCAACCTGAATCAGGCTGTTCGACTTGAAGTCGGGGACGTCGATGCTGTCACACCATGCGTCCCAGGTATCGGCAAAATTGCCGTAGGCGCCGCGCAACTGCTTCCCGAGCTGGTTGGCCAGCAGCAGGTCGAAGTCACTGGTGGTGTGCGCGGAGACAAGCCGGCTGGCGATCTGGTCTCTGCTCATGCCGCGGGTGCTCACCCCGGCAGCATTCAGGCACCGGGCGCCGAGGTCAATCAGCGTCAGTCCGTTGCATTCGTTCTGCGGGTCGCGCTCGCCTCCGGAGCGAGCATCGATTGCGGAACCGACAGCGGCGCGCACGTTGTCGCGCTCGTCGCGGACCATGGTCACGCTGCCGGCGGGCGTAGCGTTCTCGCCCAGCCGGGCCAGCAGCTTGCGGCCAGCGGCGTCCGGGGTCGTGTCGGTGTCGTCCAGGCACTCGTCCAGCAGGTCCGCATGGCTTTCGCTGTGCGGCCCGAAGAGCGCCCGGATCTCGGTGCGGCGGGCCTTGTCTTCGGCCATCGCCTCGGCGCGGATTTCGTCGGCGGTCTTGGCCGACTGGTTACCATCAGGCATGTCGTCATCCTCTTGGTGGTTTTCGTCGGTGGCCGACGGGGTTACCGGGCGCAACTGCGCCGCGATCTGGTGAATCTGTTCGGGCCGGTGCAGGTCGCGAATCTTGTCCGCGGCACGGGCGTAGATGTCCTGCGGGTCGTCGTCCGTATCGACGGCGCCCTCGATGATGTCAGCGAATCCGGCATCGACGGCTTCCTCGCCAAAAAACCAGGTCTCGTCTTCCATCAGTGCTTTGATGTCGTCGAGATCGCGACCGGTGCGCGTGGCGTACATCTGCGCAATGCCAGCATCCCACCTGCGCATCAGCGCGGCCTCCGCCTCCATGTCGGTGGCGTTGCCGATGACAAACGACCATGCGTTGTGGATCATCATGGCGCCATTTTCCGGCATGGTGATCAAGTCGCCGGCCATGGCGATGTAGGAGGCGGCTGACAAAGCCACGCCGTCAATGCGCGCGTGGACTTCTCCTCGGTCGTAGCGTGACAGCAGGTTGTGTATGGCGTTGCCATCCCACACTGAGCCGCCTGGGCTGTTTATGGCGACCACCAGGTCGCCACTGGCCGCGTCGATCTGCTCCTTGATGTCACTGGCCAGGACTTCCCAGCCGATTACACCGTAGATCTGAATTTCTGTCACGTGTCTTCTCCGATTGCTTCGGCTATGAGGTCGTCGATGTCGTCATCGTACAGATCGGTCCCCTCGGCCGGGGCGATGCCACGCTCGCGCATGTCCTCGATGTCCGCCTCGATCTGTTGGCGCACCTTGTCCGGGTTCTGCCCGCGGCGCTTGATGACCGACGACCACGAATCAATGCGCATCGCCAGGGCTTCGTGCACGCCACGCATCTCCTTATGTGGGTCAATCCAGGGCATTGCAGGCCGGGAATGATCGGCCGCAAACAGGCTTCGCGGGTCGATCTGCTGCAGCGGCACATCGATGATCTTCGATGCGAGCAGCGTGCTGACGAACGCCCGATAGATCGGATCGCAAAACTCCTCCACGAAGTCCGCCCACATCAGTCCATAGACGCCGTACTGTTCGACCAGCTCTTGACGCTGGGCGCTGTACGTGCCGTTGTAGTTCTTGCTCAGGGTCGAGTAGCTTATCCCCACCCCACCTGCGACACCCCGCATCATGTCCTGACGGAACGGGATCAGCTCGTTGTTGGGGCGGTTGCTCTGGATCGTCCCGACGTTCTCTCCCGGCTGCAGGCGGTGGATCATGCCCGGCTCCATCGCCATGCGCGCGTAGTCCTCGTCCCCCTCTGGTACGTCGTAATCCTCGGGCGCGGAGCGCGTGATAAACCCCGTCATCGCCGCCGCAACGCGGGCAGCAACACGCTCCGATTCGTCTATGCTTGCGATGTCCTCCAGCCGATTGATGGCGGACGCAAACCTCGAGGAGCCACGTATCTGTCCGATCCTGCTGGCAAATTTCGCATGAACGATCGAATCTGCGGGCTTGCTGCCAATTTCAGGGACGCCCATGGCGTCCCCGGGATGCTCGGTGTAGAACCAGTACCGTGTCGGGCGTCCCCAGCGATCGTGACTGATTCCCTGACGCGCGCCTTGCTGCTCGAAGTCCAGCGGACAGAGATCGGCCTCGATCAACTCCAGCCACAGCGGCACGTGCTTGGCGCCGCCCGCATAGTCCGGCGGGCGGCGCAGGCCGGCCACGTTGCCCTGCAGCAGCTGCCCGAATGCCTCGCCGTCCCTGATCTTCGACCTGAACCCGAGGCGTTGCTGCCCGTACATTGATCTGGCACCACTGGCATCCGCGCCGCGCTGCCAGTCGTCCCATATCGCGCGTATCTGCCGGTTCAGCTCCCGCATCGGACGACCCGAGACGTCCGTGATCGACGGCTCCGGCATGATGCCCGCGCCAACGATGTTGGTCTCTAGCACGTCCAGCGCGCCGGCAACGACATCGTAATTTTGCTCGAGGAAACGCGCCTTGGCTCGCAGCGTACCTCCGGCCCGCTCGATGTCCTGGTTGATCGATATCGTCCGCGTCGAGTTGTCACGGCGCAACCTGGAGCGTTCGGCCGCCTCAAACAGCGCCATGGTGCCCCAGCGCGCACGTGCCCGCTCGTGGGCAGCCTGCGGACTGAAGTACCCGACCACTCGGTCAAGCAGGGTCGGCTTGAACTTGTTATCCACTGAAATCCGCCACGACAATGCCGGCGCTGCTGCCGCGCTGCTGTATGGCCAGCGACCGACACATGCGATTCAGCACCGCCTCCATCGTCGCCAGGCTGTGATATGTGATCCGGCGCGTCCCGGACTCAGTCGAGATCTCGACCGTTTGGGCACCGGCGGCAATTGCTGTTGCCAGCGCGTCGATGTTGGCCTGAATCTGTGCAGTGCTGAGACTCATCCGTCCATCCAGTTTGTTCGGGCGCCGACCCAGCTATTGCCGGGCGGTGCCGCCTTCGGTTTCGGTTTCTGTTTGCGCGCCGGGCGCAAATCAGCTATGCGAAGTATGTGCGCCAGCGCCGCATTCATCCACGCGGTGTCCAGAAAATGGTTGTGTTTGCTTACCTGAATCCAGCGCGTCTCGCCGTTTGCGGTCTGTACTTGCTGCTCGGCGACCAGTTCTTTCGCGTACTGGTCTGTCGTGTCGGTCGGCACGTTCCACGCGCCAGATTCGTCTGGCTCGAACTTGAGCCGGGCATGGACCCATGCCTTCCAGTGCGTGGTGTCACAGAACCAGAAAGCGTAACCCCGGCGACTGCCCTTGCTCACCTTGCGGCGCGCGTAGAGCTTAGCCGCCTTGTTCGCCCCTTTGATTGCGTGGGCGTTCGGATGACGTTCGCAGAATCGGTAGACCGGATCCGTACGGAACCCGCTATCAATGCCTACGGCGTAGATCGGCAGTCCCGCATATGGCTCCTGGATGAATTGCTCCAACCGCCGCCAAACATTCCGCCGGTCAGTGTCGCCGGCGAACTCGTCCGCCTCGATCAGCCATGACGTAAGCCCCTCACCCCAGCCGCGCAGCTCATATACGAGACGGTCTTCCTGCACGTCGACCGACATCAGCAGCGTATTGGCGCCCTCGGGAACCTCGCGAAGATTGTAGGGGCTGGCGCCCTGCTTGATCTCTTTCCACCCCGGCGCGTCACCAGTCACCCGGTAACACTCCCCGAACTGTGTATTGATCACCGTCTGCATCTTGTCGAAATCCTTCGACGCTGATGCCTCCAGCCACGCTGCGGCCCGCTCCCCGAATGTCCTGTCAGGGGACAGCAGACCCGACACCCAGAACGACCATTTGCGCGACGGTATCGGCTCACCGCGGACAGTGTCGTCCTCCACCCACTGCCCTGGCGCAAGATACTGACTGTCGTTGATCATCTGAAAACGATGCTCGTCGGCGATCAAATGACCCTCCGGGCACTCGATGCAGGCAGTGTCCAGGGCTTCGTCGGGCGTGGCGCCATCCGGCCAGCGCAGACAATCGAATCGCGGCACGAACCAGGTGCCGCACTCCGGACACTGCGTCGCGCATTCATGGCGCGTGCCGCTCTGCCACTCCTGCCACGTGCTAGAGCCAACGTCGGCCGGCTCCGCCACCTTCCAGCGCCGCAGCCCGTGCTCGTCTTCCTCGGTCTCGATCATCCCTATCGTCGGCGTCGAACTGACGAGGACCGTGGCGTCCGGCCACTTTGTCGTGCGCGCCCTGACCATACCCAGCTGCGAGCCCTCGCCCTTGATTGGCTTCATGCGGTCCAGCTCATCCACTACTGCACGGCCCACGCTGTCGGACGACATCTCGGTCGCAGAGCCGGAATGCGCAAGCCGCAACTTGACGCCGGCGATCACCTTGCAGGTCTTCGTGCTGGTCTTGCCCGCCACGTACTTTGAGTGAAGCGACCTGGTGTGGACGATCATCGCCATGATCCTCGGCTCGATCTGCTCGCGCAGGTTCGGCGCCGTTGGCCCTACGTACAGAATCGGTGTCGGGTCATCGTCCAGACTGTGCCCGATCCAGTTGAGCCCGATCTCCGTCTTGCCCTGCTGCGACCCCATCACCGCCACAACCTCGCGGACTGCCGGGTCTACCAACGCATCCAGTATCGGTATCACGTACGGCGTGCGACCACAGTCAAACGGCCCCGGAATCGCGCTTACGCTCGCCGGCAATACCCGGTGTTCGCGCGCCCACTGAGCGGGGCCTCGCTGTGGCGGGGCTCGCAGTACCGCCTCGGCGACCTCAAGTTGCCTGGAGAGATTCGCGGATCCTTCCGACCGTGTCAGCGAGTGTGTTTCGTACTCGGATACACTCTCGATCTGTGACTGCCTTGCACCCGCTTGGCGTACCATCGTCGGCTTGTTCCTGGCATGTCCGCGCACCAATGCTCTTGAGCTCGTTGGCGGTTTCGGCCGCGAGCTCGGTCACCACCTCCAGCACCTGGTCGGTGTGGCACAGGTGGCCGCGTTCGCGCTCGTTCTCGATCTCCTGCTTGTCCGCCTGCTCCTTCGTCAGACGCAGGCGCTCGGAGTCGTACGTGATCTCCTTGCCACCGCCGGTCGCCTTATGTACGGCGCGATCTATCATCCACCGTACCGCTTTCGCCGCGTCGATTCTATGGCCCTGCTTTGTGGTTCCCCTCTCCGCAGGCATGCCGTCGGCGATCCACTGCCTGAACCCGCTGCGGACCATCGGCCGCTTGATCCGCCGGTCGCCGTAGAACCGCCGCACCAGCGCCAGGCCCTTCTGGCAGCAGCGCGGGTCCCAGCGGCGGCTCGCCTGGTTGCCGGCCAGGTCGGTCGCCTTGCTGTAGCCGTAGGTCGGCGAGATCCGGGTGACGACGCCGTTCTTGACGTGCCCCCACATGATGCAGTTGTGGGTGTCGTTCGGGGCGCAGGTGAACGTGAACTTCGAGTCGCTCGCGTAGAGGTCGCGGTAGACCTTCTCCCAGTCCCGGTTCGGGTAGTCCGCGAGCGGGTTGTCGATCGACACGGCCTGGAGGAGGTCCGTGTCGCCGAGCGCGAAGTAGGCGACGGCGAGCTCGTGCTCCTCCTCGCGGGAGCGCAACGGGTAGCGCTGGGCGTCGCGCATGTAGACCGCGAGCGAGATCGCCCGCGAGCGCTGCCATTGCCCGTCCCCGTCCTGCCGGCTGAAGAAATTTAGGAGCTGGGGCGGCGACTGGTAGCCGTCCCGCACCGAAAG